ATGAAGTCCTTGTACTTGTCGGACTTGACCAGCTGGTCGCCCCAGCCTTCTGCCTTGGTTTCCTGATCCTGCTTGGCGCTGCCCTTCTGCTCCAGCTGCAGCATGCGGTCGGCGATCTCCAGCTGCTTGGTGCCGATGGCCTCCAGCGCGGCCTTGGTGTCGGCAGATACGGTGCCCAGCTTGGCCTCGATCTCGGCCTTAGTGGCAAAATGATCCAGTGCGCCCTCGATCTTTTCGAGAGACTTGATAATGGCTTCAGACATGTGAATTTCCTTTCTTAACGAGAATGTTTGCGGCTGTGGCCACGGATGCGGCCAGCGCCTCGGCTTTTTGCGTGACCTGTTCGTCATCCGCATCCGGCGCGGCATTCAGAACGGCCTTGAAACGTGCGATCAGGTGTTTGGCCTGGTCGCGGGTGAACGGCCCAACGTCACGCAGCAACCGCTCGAATTCTTTAATGCTGGAAATCTGCTCGATGTCTTCCGATTTGACGCTGCCGAGGTCGATGCGCGCGGCGCCGTCTGCCGGGAAGATCACCGGAGAAACTTCAACCAGGGTTGACCAGCGGCGGATGATGCGCCCACCGTCGGCGGTTTCGTCATAGTCGCCAGCCTTGAGGTATCCGCCAATGGACAATCCATCCAGCGTGCCGTGGTGCAGCGCCGCGTGTACCTCTGCAGCCTTGGCGATGCCTGGCGTGAATTCGCCTTCGACGTACAGGCCATGGTCGTCTTCCTTTGCCACGATGTACTTGCCGATTGGCATGCTCCATTCGTGGTTGTAGAACATGCGCGGCTTGCCGTTGTTGCGCAGCGTGTAGTCGAACGCGCCACGCAGGATGGTGTCACCATAGGAATCGACGCCGCCGAATACACTGGCATAGCCAGCAAAGTTCGCTGTGTCGCTCTTGACCTTGATGTCGCAATCACTGAGCGATAGTGTTTTCCGAACCAGCATTTGCTGCCCCTTCCATTTTTCCAAGCATGTCAATCGGCACCAGGTTGACCTGCGCGGTGAGCGCATCGCCACCGGCAAGCGGCGGGTCGTTTTCCAGTTGCCGGCATTCGTTGCGGGTCTTGAGTCCGTTCTGCACGGCCTTGGCATAAACTTCCATGCGATCCTTGATGTTGGCGCGCAGCAGCCCTTCGAAATTGAATTCGACGGTGTAGCGCGCGCGCTGCGCCGGGGTCATCACGCGCTTGCGCAGCGCCTGCTCTATGGTGACCAGCCCGGGGCGGATGGTGAACTTGTAGAACCCCTCGACGATCTGTTCGATGCCGCTGCCCCAGGTGGTGACGTTGCTGTGTCCGACCAGCACCGGCGGCACACCGAACCATCGGCAAATCTCCTCGACCGTGAACTGGCGTGTGGTGAGCAGCTGCATGTCTTCCGGCGACAGGTTGATCTGCTCATATTTCATGCTGGCTTCGAGCACGAACAGGCGCGAGGTGGTGCCGCTGGCCATTTCGGCGAAATTAGCTTGAATGGCGCGGCGCTGTTCCTGGTTGAGTACCTTGTCCACCATCAGCACGCCGGTCGGCTTGCCGCCGTTGGCGAATAGCTTGTTCGCCGAAGTCTGCGCGTTGGCGGCTTCGTTGGTGGTGGCCTTCATGTAATCCAGCCGCGCCAGGCCGATGGTGCCGTTGCCCATCTCCTTGAGATGCAGCACGTTCTCGGCAGCCAGAACGGCCACGTCGTTGTCGATGCGGTACAGGTAGACCACGGAGCCATCGGCCAGCACCTGCATCTGCACCTGATCGGCAGACATCGGCCACAGCGCAATCGCTTCGCCATTGGCGCGGCGCTCGATGCGGGCATAGCCATTGCCGCGCAGCAGCAGGTTGAGCAGCAGCGCCGTCCAGAATTCGACGGGCGTCATGCGGCTGTTCGGGCTTTCGTGCAGCAGCTGCCACAGGCTTGAATCGCGGGCGAGTTCGCGCATGCCGTTGACGTTGGCATAGACCATCAGCGGCAGCGTGGCGATGGTCTTGGCAATGCGCTCGACGCACCCCCACACGGCGGATAGCTGCATGGCCTCGTCGGCAATGACGGTCGGCACGCCATCCACCAGCGCAGTCGCTGGAGCGCTGCTTTGCTGGCCGGAGCTGTCGCCAAGCGCGCGGCCGCGCCACCAGCCGTAGAATGTGTTGAGGATGCTCATCCGATGATCGGTTCCTGTAGAAAGGCGCTGATGTCTTCTTCTGTCTGCGCGTTGATGCGTCCGGCGGCCATGATGGCGGCGACGATGCCGTCCACGCGCCCGGTGGCGCGCTCTTTGGCAACCTTGCGATTTCCGGCGGGGTCGTTCATGACTACGGCGTTTGCGGCGCACCAGGTCATGACCGGGTTGCCATCGTGCCGCAGCCGCCTATCCAGCAGCATGCGCTCGAATTCGTCAACGGCTGGCGCCATGTCCTTAAAGCCCTGACCAAACGGCACCAGCGGCGGCAGGCTCACGCCTTCCTGCATAATCAGTGCCTTGAAATCCTCGATGCGCCAGCGGTCGTAGGCGATCTCCTGCAGGTCGTAGCGGCTGGCGAGTTCGGCCAGCTTGTGCAGCACGGCGAGCTTGTCGATGGCGCGGCCGGGCAGCGCATGCAGCCATCCGGCGTCGCGCCAGGCGACGTAGGGCACGCGGTCGCGGTCGGCCTTGTCGTGCAGGCCGTCGCCCGGCAGCCAGAACTGCGGCTTGAGCCGCCACACCGGATCGGCTTCGACCGGCTCGAACAGCAGCGCGAGCGCGGTCAAGTCCTGCGTGCTGGAGAGGTCGAGTCCGCCCCAGCAGCGCCGGCCGTACAGCAGCGCTTCGTCAAAGCCGTCTTCCGGCGCGCAGCCGAACCAGGCATCGGAGCCGATCCACGGGGATTCGGCTTCGACCCACTGGCAGAAATTCAGCCGCCGGACTATGGATTCCTTGCCGGGCATGCCGCGTGCCTGGGTGACCTGTTCGCGCAGGTAACGCAGGGTCGGCAGGCCGTGGCGCAGGCTGGGGTTGACCTTGTGCCAGCAGCGCTCGTCCTTGAATGGGTCTTCGCCTTCGTCCAGCGCGCAGATGTAGGCGAAGAAGCTGTCGTCCGCGATCTGGCCGGCGGCGACCTTGGCGCCGTAGTCGTGGTATTCCCAGCACACCGAGGTCTTGCTGGTGCCGCTGTTGGTGATTCCGAACAGCAGCGGCTGGCGCCGGCCCTTCTGGCCGGCCTTCATCATCTCGACCACGTAGCCGGTGCGGTGCTCGTGGATTTCATCGAGCAGCCCGATGTGCGGGCGCGGGCCGGATTGGCCGTCGTCCGCGCTGATCGGCCGGAAAAAACTGCCCTTGGCGTGGTAGGCCAGGTTCCAGGTGTTCTCGCCGACACCGGATTTGACCAGGCGGCCGGCGAGTTCGGGCGAGAGGTCGCGCATGGCGACGGCATCGCGGAACAGGATCATGGCCTGGTCTTTTTTGGTGGCGGCTGCGTAAATTTCTGCGCGCGGCTCGTTGTCAGCCATCAGCCCGTACATGCCGATGCCGGCGGCGAGCGGGCTCTTGCCGCTGCCCTTGGCGGTCTCGACGTAAGCCATGCGAAAGCGCCGCAGGCCGCCGGCATCGACCCAGCCGAAGATGCTGCCGACGATGAACTGTTGCCAGTCAATCAGTTCGTAGGGCTTGCCTTCGAACTCGCCGCCATTGAGACGCAGCACATCGCGGAAGAAGCCGATGGCGCGGCTGACCTTTTCCAGATCGAAAAAAAAGCCCCCATCAGGGGCTTGTTCCAGGTCTTTCAGGTGCCGGCTGCAGGCATCGCGCACATGCGGGCCGGCGACGATCTTGCCGTCGACTACCTTGCGCGCGTATGCGGTGACCGGATCACGAGAAGTAGTCCGTGCCGTTCTTGCCACTGAATAGATCGTCCTGCGGGTTGACCGCAATGCGGGTGCGCGCAGCTGGCGACATGCCGAACTGCTGGAATACCGCCATGGCCTGCTTGAAACTCATTGATTGCACGATCAGCCACGGGTTGACATGCTCCCCGGTAGCAACCGGCTCGCCGACCGCTCCGTCTTCGACGTACTTGGCCTTGACCAGGTTGTCGCCTGCCTTCATGGCGGCCATGCGGTACTGGGCAATCGCCGTGCA